TTACTTTTTCCACCAGCAGGTGTAATTATTTTAGGTGTCGGCTTACTTGCTTTTGGCATAGCCGTTGAGCGAGGTTAGTAATGCTAGGCAATTTCTTTGAGAACAGAAATGTAAGCTTCCAGTCAATCTGGGGTTCAGGCGAAGTTTGGCAGCTAGACACATCTGCTGGTCAGCTAATGAACACTCAGAAGTCGCTGGAAATTTCAGCCTTCTTCTCAGCAGTCAGTCTGATCTCTGACACCATCTCAACTTTGCCAATCGAAGCGAATGTTCACTCTGGACTAAACAGAATCCCGCTTGACCCACAGCCAGCTTGGGTAAACCAGCCAGATGTAGACATGACTCGACAGGGACACTACCAGCAGGTTCTTATCTCTCTCTTGATGAACGGCAACTCTTACACGCGCATCTTCCGTGACCGCAGTGGTGAAGTTGTAAACCTAATGGCACTTGATCCAGAAAGAATGAAGGTCACTCGGTCAGCAGTTGGTCGCAAGCTTTACGAATACGAAGATGACAAGAACCTAATGACCGCCGACCAGATTATTCACATTACAGATTTGGTACTCCCAGGCAAGCTTGTCGGAACAAGCCGAGTAGAGAAGCTTCGTGAAGCACTTGGACTAAACCTTGCCCTGCAACAGTACGCAGCTAGATTCTTCGGTGCTGGTGCATCAGCTCAAGGTGTTATTGAGTTTCCTGGCAACCTAACGCCAGAGCAAGCAAAGAACCTTGCCGATGGCTTTGACTCACGCCACAAGAACAACTCACGCAGAGCGCACCGCACTGGTGTTCTTTCTGCTGGAGCTAAGTTTGTCTCAACTCAGGTAGATCCTGAAAAGTCACAGGCACTTGACTCACGCAAGTTTGGTGTAGAAGAAATTGCTCGTATGTTCAACATTCCACTACACATGCTCGGTGTTCCTGACACAGCAAGCTACGCTTCAGTTGAGCAGAACGCAATTCAGTTCGTGACTCACACACTTCGCCCATACGCCGAGAAGATTGAGTGGGCTTACTCACGCCTGCTGCCGCCAAACGCCTACATCAAGTTCAACTTCAACGCTTTGCTTCGTGGAGACCTAGAGTCACGCTTCAACGCTTACTCGGTTGCTACTCAGGCTGGTTTCTTGTCAATAAACGACATTCACGCCCTAGAAGACATGCAGCCTGCTGAGGGTGGAGACATCTACAGAGTTCCACTAGCCAACATAAACCTTCCAGACGCAAAGCTTGTTGGCGAGCAGATGATGTACGACATTGTTTCCAAGCTTGTCCAAGCTGGATACCAGCCAGATGACATCTTGTCTACATTCGGTTTGCCAGCTATTCCTCACTCTGGAGTACCTAGCGTTCAGTTGCAACCTGTTGCTCAGATTGACCCAAACGCTCCGACTACTGTTTACGAGGAATGATGATTCTTACAAACCTTTATACGATTGGAACGACTCGACAAGAAATAGTTGGACCAGCTATACAAAGACAAGTTGTTCATCTTCACAATCAAATGAAGGCTGGCAACCATTACATTCACATTGGTAATGAAACTGTAACCACAACAAATAGTATTCATTTAGATACTGCTGAATCAAAAACAATAACGCTAGAACCAGCAGACAGTCTCTGGGCAGTTGCTACCGCAGCAGGACAAGACCTAGGCGTTCTCATAGTTAGGCAGAGTCAATAGTGCCGTATTACATCACAGACAAGTCAGATGACTGTTCAGGTTGGGCGGTTGTAAAAGAAGATGGTGAAGTGCTTGGTTGCCATGGCTCTAAGAAGTCAGCCATTGACCAGGCTATTGCTGTGAGCCTTTCCGAAGATGTTGAGTTCGGTGGAGAAAGAGCAGCGGTTGGCTTGCTTTCATCTGGAGACTTTGTTACTTGGGATGTAAATGACCCAACGGTAGTTGCTCAAGTTGTAGTTGTAGAAGATCAGTATGCTGTCGTTCGAGTTTTTGAGTTTAAGTATGGGGTATTTAGTCCAACCGACAAGCTAATGGTAATAAATGTTTTGAGCATTGAAAAGACTCAAAGACCAGAGCGCATCGCTGTTGAAGAAGAAGATGAACCAGATGCCTCAGATTCGGTTGAAGACATGGGCGATGAAGTTATGCCTGACGAGCAGTTTATGAGTCGTGCAAGACCAGATGAACTAAAAGTCGGTGACTTTGTTTCTTGGCGTGCATCAGGCGGTAGAGCAAGGGGCAGGATTACAAGAATACGCAGAGACGGACAACTAACTGCTCCTGAAAGTGACTTTACTGTTACAGGCACTCCAGATGACCCAGCCGCACTCATTCGCATTTACGAGCAGACCGCTGAAGGCTGGAGAGAAACACCAGTAATCGTTGTACACAGATTTACAACCCTTACAAAGATTGACGAGCTTCGGTCAGAGCAGAGAGACTTGCCTGACAATTACAGACCAGCTCTGGCAGAAGATGTGCCAGAAGGTCGTGCCTGTGGAAACTGCTTCTTCTTCAATGAGGAAAGACAAAACGAAGATGGCACTAAAGCATGGTGCGAGAAGTGGGAAGACTTTGTAGACGGTGGCTATTACTGCAACGCTTGGCAACCAGACGAGGAAGCTCGCGCTATAAACCAGAAGGCCCCTGCTTATATGAGAGCTGCTGCTCGCCGTGGATTGGAGCTTTACGAAGAAGGATTCGGTGGAGCTGGGCTTACGCAAAAAACAATTCGTGAAGCACGCTTGATGGCACAAGGTCAAGTATCTGATGACAAGTGGGTACGGCTTGGCGCATGGATAGCACGACACATGCCAGACCTTGACGCACCAAAGAATTCCAACAGAAATGACCCTGAGTATCCAGGACCAGGATTGGTAGCTCACTTGCTTTGGGGATCAGGACCAACTAAAAGAGCTGCTGAGCGTGCAATGAACTACGCTAACGGCGTTGTTGCTAGAATTGAAGCACAGGAAAGAACTATGACTGACACTACTGAAAAGCTAAACCGTTGGGCGGATGTAGCTCGCGCAATCCAGAAAAAGATTGACGGGGAGTCAAACACCAAAGAGCCAGAAATCCGAACTACTAACACACAGTTTGAGATTCGGTCAGAAGATGACGGCATGACCTTTACTGGTTACGCATCTGTCTTCAACAGCTCCTCAGAAGACCTAGGTGGTTTCCGTGAGTTTGTTGCTCCTGGAGCTTTCAAGCGCTCGCTACAGTCGCGCAACGAAATCAAGCTTCTCTGGAACCACGACACTAACGAACCGCTTGCTTCGGTCCGTGGTGGAAGCTTAGAACTTACCGAAGACCGATACGGACTAAAGGTAAAAGCCAGACTGCCTAAGACAACTCGTGGGCGCGATGTTGCAGAGCTTCTGCGTTCAAAAGTAATTGACTCTATGAGCTTTGGTTTCAATGTCATCAAAGACACTTGGTCCGAGAATGGTTCGGTTAGAACTTTAGAGTCGGTTAGATTGCACGAAGTAAGTATCGTGACCTTCCCCGCTTATTCAGCCACTACTGCTACTGTTAGGTCTATGCAACCTACTATTGACGCAGACGAACTTGCTAACGCACTTCTAAAGCTGGAGTCAGGTGAAGACCTAGACGAGAAGTCGGCTTCTTTGATTACAGATGTCGTTGGCAAACTAAGACAACAGCCTGAAGCTAAGGTTGAACCTGGCGATAACGGCCTTGCTCTACTTGATATAAAGAAGAAACAACTTGACCTACTATTGAAAAGGATCTAAATGGCTACCAAACAAGAAATCAAAGAAGCTATCCTAAAGTCGGCTGGCTACCCATCAGTAGGCGTTATCGCTGAGATGGCAGACGAGTTTGCTCAGGCCGTATTTGACCTAGAAGAAAAGTCTTCGACACCTGCTAAAGAAGTCAGGGTTGTCGAACCTAAAGAAATCAGGTAAACTGATTTCCTGCCCCCACCAAGTACTTCCCTTCCTTGGTGGGGGCCTTTTCTTTTACCGTGTTTTTTCCAACTAATAGACTTGTAGTTATCAGTTGAGTGTTAGCACCGCTGTATCTGTTGAGTGTCAGCACCGCAGGAATCCCCTACCAATAACTATTCAAGGAGACTAAATGTCTGAATTTGTAAAGTCTCAGGTAGAAGTTCGCAACAATTTGATTGCTCAGGCACGCGAGGTCCTAGACCTAGCTTCTGCCGAGAACCGCGGACTATCTGCTGAGGAAAACGAAAAGATTGCTCGTATCGAGGCTGACATTGACCAGCGCGATGCAGCGATTGACACCGCACGCAAGCTAACCGAGCGCGAGAACCGCGCTAACGAAGCTGCTGCAACACTAAACACTACTCCAGCAGAAAGCCGTCAGTCTGAGTCTGACATTTTCCGCGCAATCGCTATGGGAGAAATCCGTGGCGGACACGAGTTCAAGTCTGAGAAGCGTACACTTACTTCTTCTGACAACACTGTTCCAAAGAGCTTCTACGACCAGGTATTCCAGATCGCAAGACTGGCTGGTCCAATGCTTGACATCGGACAGGTTATCAACACCACTACTGGTGAGTCACTAACCATCCCAACCCTTACTGCTCGCTCAACCGCGACCATCAAGGGACAGGCTGTTCAGATCTCTGACTCCGACCCAACATTCAGCTCGATTGTTCTAGGGGCTTTCAAATATAGCTTCCTGGTACCTGTCGCTAACGAATTGTTGAACGATGCAGGATTCGACCTATCAGCGCTTATCGCTGAGCAGGCTGGAAACTCAATCGGTTTCGCAGTAAACACAGGTCTAACCACTGGAACTGGAACCGTTGAGCCTACTGGTGTTATGACTGCTGCTGCTTCTGCTGTTACAGGTGGAACTGGAGTATCAGGTGCTGCTTCATACGAGAACCTGATTGACCTAATTTACGCACTAGACGGACAGGCTCGTCTACTTCCTGGTGTTGGATTCATCACTGGAAAGTCTGGCCTAGCTGCTATGCGCAAGCTAAAGGATGGTGCAGGTAACTACATCTGGACCGACTCAGCAGTCCCAGGACAGCCAGCAACACTACTTGGCTACCCAGTATATGAAAATCCTGCCACTGCTGCAGTGGGCCTCAATGCATTTAGCGTGGGCTTTGGACATATGCCGTCATACAAGATTCGCACCGCTGGTGGAATTCAGGTAGCACAGTCTAGCGACTTCGCATTTGACAAGGATGTTACAACATTCCGTGTCACCATGCGTGTAGACGGAAACCTAACCCACTCTGCACATGTTGTGAAGTTCCGCGGTGGCGCAAGCTAATCCGTAGCTAAAAAGCTGAAAGACCCCAAGCGTGTAGGTTCGCTTGGGGTCTTTCTTTTGCTATGCTGGGGACAAAGAAAGGCAACCTACATGTCTAAAATAAAAGGGACTGTTTCCGTATTCTCAAATTCGCCAGCACAGCCAACTGGCTATGGCATCGCTACTGAAGCGCTAGTTCAAAGACTAAAAAGAGATGGCGCAGATGTAGCTGCTATTTCTAACTACGGAAACGAAGGCATCAAGACTCAGTTCGCTACAGAATACGGCGATGTTCCTGTCTATCCGCGGGGAACTGATATTTATTCAAACGACTCCGCCATCTTGGGTCACAAGCACTGGCGAGCGCTAAACAAAAAACAACCTGATCTGCTAATTACTCTTTACGATGTCTGGGTTTTTCAAGGCAAAGGCTGGGATGGCATAAATGTTGCATCCTGGACACCGATTGACCACAGCCCAGTCCCACCAGCAGTAGCAAAATGGAGCGCAAAAGAAAATGTCACTCCTCTTGCAATGTCAAAATTCGGTCAGAAAGAGCTAGAGGCAAAGGGCATAGAGTCCATCTACATTCCCCACTCTGTAGATACAAAGATTTTCAAGCCCAGAGAAAAGATTGCTGGTCAGTCAATCGAAGATTACATGGGATTCGGTAATGACCGCTTTATAGTCGGCATGAACGCTGCCAATAAGTCAGGTGGCATTATCCATCGCAAGGCGTTTGGCGAAAACCTTATGGCGTTTTCTATCTTTTGTAAAAAGCACCCAGACGCAATTCTTTACATTCACACAGATCCAGTTAGCGGTCACGGCTGGAACCTAATGTCTCTTGGTGAGATTTTAGGTATTCCAAAAGACAACATGGCTTTTGTAGACCCAGTTAGCTACCGATTCGGTATTAGCCAAGAAGACCTAGCGGGAATCTATAGTTCGTGGGATGTAATGCTTGCCACAAGCTACGGAGAAGGATTCGGTATCCCAACAGTTGAGGCTCAAGCCTGTGGCGTGCCAGTAATTGTTTCTGACTTTGCTGCTTCGCCTGAGCTGGTTGGCGATGGATGGACAGTAGGCGGTCAGCCTTTGTACGACAACTCTCAAGGCTCATTTTTTACCATACCTTCGGTTCCACTAATCGTGCAGGCATTGGAAGAAGCCTACGAGAGAGGAAAAGGAAAGTCCGAAAAGGCTATTCAGTTTGCTCAACAGTTTGACCATGATTCGGTTTGGAAGAATAACTGGGTCCCAGCCCTAAAAAAGCTTCTAAAGTGATTGCCTGGGTCTCTCATCACTTGCCAGATGCAGAAGGCAAGCTAATTGGTGGGGCAGAAATGACAGATCAGACATTTCTTGACGATGCACCGACTGAAATAACCATTATTAGCCCTGAAAACTGGAAACAAGCCCTAGATTTTGACAAAATAGTCATTACTGGCACTGATTTACTCAGTCCATTTGCCATGACGCAACTTTCAAAGCGCAATCCAGTAGTTGCCATACATCATTTGCAAACAAGAACAGAGGAAAGAGCAGAATTGCTCAGTTCGGCCTCTACTTTGATTTGCAGAACTCCAAAACATCTTGAATTAGAGCTATCTTGGACAAATCCGCAAAAAAGTGCATGGGTACTATCGCCCTTAGATCCAAACCAGTTCACTATCAAGCCAAAAGAGAACTTTGCATTGTGGGCAGCTAGGCTACATCCGCAAAAAGGACCAATGGAAGCTATGCAGTGGGCAGCAGAGATGTCTATTCCGTTACTAATGAAATACAACAAGCCAAGAGCCGAAGTCCTAGAAGCAATGAGCAGGGCCAGTCACTTTGTATTCTTACCTAACGGCTTTGATGCCGAGCCAAGGGCTGTAATCGAGGCAGTCCTATCTGGTTGCCAGGTACACACTAACGAGCTGGCTGGCATTACATCGGTTCCCAATTGGCGTAATCCTGATGTGTTGAGAGAGCTTGTCATCGGGGCAAAGGCTCAGTTTTGGGATAGAGTTTTAGCATGATTGCAGTCCTGATACCAACACTAAACAGACCACACAGAGTTGCTGAAATAGTAGCCAACCTCAAAGACACAGCACCAGAGGCAGTGCCTTACTTCATTATCGAGGAACATGACACAGCTACCGCTGAGGCTATCGAAGCCATTGGCACTAATAAAGTCATAAACAAAAGAGCTGCCTCTTATGCAGGGGCAATAAACACAGCAATAAAAGAAACCAAAGAGCCTTATATCCTTATGGCAGCAGATGACTTGCTATTCAAGCAGGGCTGGGCAGAACCGATACTAAAGTTGGCTAAAGACTTTGGCTTTGTAGGCACAAACGATCTACACAACCCTGATGTTCTTATAGGCACACACGCAACCCATTACCTAATCACTAGAGAGTACGCCGAGCTGGGTTCGATAGATGACGCTGATGCAGTGCTGTACGAGGGATACATTCACAACTACACAGATACCGAGGCTGTTGCTACAGCAAAGTTCAGGGGTCAGTGGACCCCTTGCTTAGAGTCAGTGATTGAACACTTACACTGGCTCTGGGGATTAGCTACACAAGACGCTACCTATCAAAAAGGCACAACTACCGTTAGCAAGGATGAGCAAACCTTCAGGAGTCGGTCATACCTCTGGACCCATCCAGAAGCCTAAAAAGTGTACGACTTCGGGCGATAGACTAGACACAGACTTAGCAAAGGACCCAAATGGCAATTACCAACGGTTACGCATCACTAACTCAAGTCAAAGCAGCCTTACGAATCACAGATTCCGTAGATGACACCCTACTCGAAATGGCTATTGAGTCTGCTTCACGACTTATTGACGGCTATACCTATCGGTACTTTTACAACGCAGGCACAGCAGTTAGAAACTTTGCCGCCGAGGACTCTTACCTAGTAAACATTGACGATTTGGTCAGCATCTCAGAGCTAAAGACAACTGATGAAATCGGTAGCGAATACACAACTTGGAACGCAACTGATTACCAGCTACAGCCAGTAAACGGAAAACAAGACGGACTAAACATTCCATACACAAGCATCCTTGCTGTAGATGACAAACTATTCAACACACTGGGAAGTCAAGCTCTTGTTCGCATTACTGGAGTATGGGGCTGGTCAGCAGTTCCAATCGCAGTGACTCAGGCAACCGTTATTCAGTCATCCAGAATTTACAAGCGCCTTGACTCACCTCTTGGTGTTGCAGGATTCGGTGATCTTGGAGCTATCCGTGTTGGTCGTTCGCTAGACCCAGATGTAGAACAGCTAGTTATGCCATACCGCATTATGAGGACTTTCGCCTAATGGCTTCTATCTCAGACATCCGCGCTGGGATTGCTACTAACCTGGCAACCATCCCTGGTCTTCGCACATCGGCAGAAATCCCTGACAACCCGAACCCGCCTGTTGCTATCGTGTCTTTGGATTCGGTCAATTACGACAGGGCTTACGCTAAAGGTCTTGTGGACTACAACTTTACCGTTACGGTTATTGTTGGTAGATCAGCCGAAAAATACGCTCAAAGAGCACTTGACGCTTACATCTCGACAGGGCAAAACTCTATAAAAAATGCGATAGAGTTAGACAAGAGCCTTGGCGGAACAGCCTACGACTGTCGAGTGACTTCATTGAACTCCATTGGTTCAATTCAGCTAAATGACAACACATACCTGGCTGCCGACTTTACAGTCACAGTCATAGCAAACTAGGAGAAATAAATGCCAAAGTTTTACGCACAAGACTACAAGATTACAGTAGGGACTACCGTTGTTAGTGATGACATCGCTTCTGTAACTCTTGACATCACATCAGACGAGGTTGAGACAACAGCTTTCGGGTCTACCTATAGATCCAGGATTGGCGGGTTGAAAGACGCTTCTGTATCACTAGATTTCCACCAGGACTTCGGAGCTGGCGCTGTAGACGCTCTATTGTTCCCGCTACTCGGTTCAACCGTAGCTGTAAAGATTGCGCCTACCTCTGGCACAGTCACCGCCACAAATCCTGAATATCGCTTCACAGCGTTGTGTACCCAATATCAGCCTTTCGCAGGCGCAGTGGGCGATTTGGCTACACTAAGCGTGACCTGGCCTGTATCTGGTGAAGTCACCAGGGCAACAGCCCCGTAATCCCTGCTAGGAT